GCCCACCTTCTGAGAGGAGCGGAGCGCATCCAGCTTGTTGAGAAGCAGGACAAGCTCGGCCTCGGCTACCTTATAGCCCTTGCCGTAACCGTAATCCTCGACGTTCTGCTTACCGTCGCGGGCGCAAATAAAGGCGTGGATCGAACGCTCTAGCCAATCCATCGTATCGAGCACGAGAGTTTTGTACTCGGAGGGATTGGCCGTTAGCTCATCCACCATCGCCAGCGTGTCCGCAAAGGACTCGGGCGAAAGGTGCGCGACGTGATCTAGGCCGGTGAGCCCGTTCTCCTGGGAGATGAAGAGCGGGGAGGGGGCGTTGGCGGCAAAGGTACTCTTGCCGATGCCCTCGGGGCCCGAGAGGAGGACGCGGGGAGGAAGGGTTTCTCCACCGCGCTTGATTTTGGATAGGATAGACATGTTATGACGGGGTTGGTTGTTGGGGGTAGATGGTTAGAGTGGTGATTGAGTTGGTGCGGCGGTTCGCTTAGCCGTCGCCGGAGCCGTCGCCGTAGCCGTAGCCGGAGCCGTAGCCGGAGCCGTCGCCGGAGCCGTCGCCGTAGCCGGAGCCGTCCTTGCACTCATGACCGTGGTGCAGCTCCTTAATCCTCGATGAATTTGACATAGGTCTTTTCCGCCTCCCCTGTCGTCGGAATCATCTCGATGACGTTGGTCAGGTAGACCTCGCCAGTGCGGTTGAGTCGGCCTCCCTTGATGCCGTTGTTGGCGACAGCCGAGAGCGATAAGCCGCCCCCCTCCCACTTCCAGAGGCGTAGGGCGTTCTTGAGCTTCACCTCCATGCCGTTGACATGCTCAATGTCACCAATGTGGACTCCTGCCGAGTAGGTGCGGATGAGGCACCGCTTTCCGAGCATGGGGTGGACTGTGGTCTCCTCGCAGGTCTTCACGGACTCGGAGGGTTCTTTTTCGGCCAGAAGGACTGAAAGGATGGTGGCGATCTGTTGGGCTTTCATGGTGTTGGTTTTTTGGGGTGACGGGGTTATTTGACGAGGAAGGTTGCAAGGAAGGCCTCAACGGCGACGTGGAAAGCGCTGCCAATGCGGAGCGCCTCGTCTTCATCGCGGATGGGCTTGATGGGTTGCTCGTAGCGGTGGAAGTGGTAGCGCGAACACTTGCGAAGCGCCGAAAGGCGAGAGTTGGTCAGGAACTCCTTGCCGTTTTCGGGCGTCTCAAGCTCGGCGTGGCGCTTGGGCTTTGCGGCGTAGCGGATCCCATCCACTGAGGCGCGGCCCGAGCACAGGTCAAAGAACTCACAGGTTCCGAACTGCGTGCAGGCCGAAGGATTGCGCGGCCAGAGGTTGGAGCGGCGGAAGTAGAGGATTTGCTGGGAGAGAGCCCATGCGTCCTCCATGTATTCCAAAAGCGCCCGGTCCTGGCGGGGGATCTCCCGTTGGGCGAAGTAATCGCCGGGGGAGCCGGTCAACTCATCTAGGATGCGATGATGGAACTCCTCGGGGGTTTCCTCGCGGGTCTGGAGGAAATACCCATCGGCGGGGCTTCCTGTCTCGCGGGGCTTCTTGCCGTCCTTGGTGAAAACGCGCTGGCCGTCTGAATCCAGGACAATCTTGCGCCCTTCTTCATCGAGAATGGGGATTCCCTTGGGGCGCTGGGCGGGCTTACTGACCACGTTGTAGAGGGCAGAGTTGGCAACGATCCCGCGATGCTGGAGCGAGAGGATGTATTTGCTCGGCTGCGTGTCCATGATGAGCCGGGGCCAATAATTGGAATCCGGCGCGATGGAATCGCTTGTGGTCTTGTGCTCCAGGGTCTTAATGGTGCCGCTGGCCTTGTGGCGAAGGACTCCGTCAATCTTTCCGGCCTCCACAAACGTCTTGGACGGGGCCTCGCTCTCGGGGTTGAGGAGCGGGAAAGAGAACTCGCTCTCCACTTCAAGGACATCATGGGATGCCAGGGTGGGGATAAAGGTGGGAGCCCATGCCCGGAAAAGGGCGTGGGCCTTGGCCGCGGCAAAGTCGTAATCACCGGAGTCAAGCAAGCGCTCCTCTCCAAGGGTTACGGCGTCGGCGAACTGCTCAAGCTCAATGCCTTGCGAGGCTTGGGGCTTGACGGATGGGGCTTCTAGGGTTTCAGTGGACATGTTCGTTACTTCTCTAGGGTTTCGTTCAATCAAGGTCGGAGGACGTTGCTGCGTCTTCCGGCCTTTCTTCTTTGCTGAAGGCACCCACCGAGAGCCTTCCGATGAGGAAGGAGCACAGGCAGGCGCCAAGGGCTAAAATCATGGTTTCCATGTAATGCGGTTGTGTTTGGAGAAAGGTTGCGCCTTCTTCCTGAGCCGGATGATTTCCAGGAATCGAAGAAGAAGGCGCATGGTTCCCAATCAGGAGACGGGCTGATCAGGGTTGGCGGCCTCAGCCGAAGCGCCTGAAGAGACTGCACCGTTTTCGGCGGTGGTATCGGCGGGGGCCTGAGTGATTTCATTAACCTCAGGGGTTAAGGGGACGGGGATTGCTTCGGGATCCGTTGGGCTAGTTTGCTCTACGGGGGGAGCCAGAACAAAAGCCACGGCGTCCAACATTTCAGATTCGACGTTATGAAGCTCGTTCACGATCAGTCCGAGGCGATAGTCAAAATCGCGAAAAGTGGTGGTCTCAGGGGCAATATCCTGACGAGCAAGACCAAGGTGCCCTTCGATGACCTGTAGCTCGGCAAGCGTTGCCGTGCGAATGAGGTCTACGATGCTTTGTATTTTAGCCGTAATAGTGTCGGTTTCAGCTTTTAGTGATGTGTAAGACATGGGTGTTGTTGTTTTTGGGTTGGTTTCTCCCATCGGAATGACGGGAAAGCTTGGAAGGGCGGCGCCGGGGAAGCTCATGCGTCTTCTCGGTTTAGGAAAGCGTCCAGGTCACGGACTCGGAGAATGGTTGAGCGGCCAACCTTGCGGGCCTTCAGCTCCTTGCGCTCAATCAGGTTGTAAATCGCCCTCTCGGAAAGCGAGAGATAGCGGGCGGCCTCTTTGGGTTTGAGGGCTGCCGGGGTAATGGATACAGAAGAGGTCATGACGCGATCTGATCTTGATTCCCTGTTGATTTTCTTAGCTCGCGAAGTTGCGCGACCGCATGCTGTGAACGCATCTCTTCGCGAGGTGATTTCTTCATCTTGATGGGGTTAGCGGGGTGATGGGTTCACTGAACCCTGAATTAAAAAAAAGGCTGTTTGATTTGAGAGGCTACGATGCTCACTCATTGCTTGCTTACGGATTCTTGCGACTATGTGACGCGGTGCCTGGAAGGACAGTCGCAATTCTTTTTCCGGTTTTACGGGCAAGCGCCGTGGCTTCCTTGATGGCTTGGTAGTCGTCTTCATTCAGTTCAATATGGGATGTTTCTGCCGCAAGTATTCGTGTGAGATGAACGGACAGCGGAAGCCCAAGGCGACGAGCTTCTTTCTTCAGAGACACAACGGTTGTACGTGGTGCCTGGAAGGAAAGAGGCTCTTTGTCAGGGCTGTGCATGTCTGCCATGGGAAAGATCATGCAGAAGGTTCACTGAACCCGCAAGAACTTTTTTTCAGAAATCTTTTTCAGCCGTAGCGCTAGTGTTTTCCAAGGTTTCTAGCGTAATCGAAACACCAGCAGAGAGCCGTTAAAGCAGATAGAGTAAAAAACATTCCGGCAACGATTTGAAGCCACTGATTGGCAAAGATTCTCTCGGAAAGCAAAAAACTCAGCTTCATCAAAATGATGAAAGATATAAAGATTGGTGTAATCAAAGCGGATCTGAGTGGCGCTTTTTTAATTGGAAATCCCGAGATTATCAAAAGAAGCAGAAAAATCCCATAGAAAGACAAAATCAGACCAAGCATTTTCATAATCAAAGCGTCCACCACCTCGCGGCATCCCGGCGGGAAACCGTGTTGGCGTAGGTCTCGTAAAGCAGGCGAGGGGAGGTGTGTCCCATCTCGAAGGCGGTCTTGGCTGGGTCGCGGAAATGCGCCAGGTGATAGCTCGCGAAGCTGTGCCGGAGGGCATTCTGGGGAAAACGCTCTAGGCCTAGCTTGGCCTCTTCGGGCATCCCGCGATGATGACGCCACTCCTTGCTGTTACCCACGAGCGAGCCGGTGCCCTCGGGGAGGTGGCGCTTGACGGCATCTTGGAGGGTGATACTTCGCGGCCTCATGGCTTTGCCCTGCTTTGCCTGGGCGGCGTTCACGTTGATCTCCTGATACTCGGCATCAATGCACTCGTATGTCATGCGCGAAAGCTCGCACGTCCTCAGGCCAGCAAACCCCCCTAGGACAATCTTGCATTTGATCCAGGGGTCGGTGATCGGGAGGGCGAGGAGCCCCGCCATTTGCTCGGGGGTGAGAATTTGCTTCCTTGCGTCGGGGTCACTCTTGTCGGGGGCGTCCTGGTCATGGAAGGGGGATTCCTTGGCGATTTCGCGCACGGCCTTCCAGTTGAAGAATTGCCGTGCCTGGCTCCAGTGGTTCCAGATGGTGCGCGTTGAGAAGTCCAGACGCGCCAGCCAATCCCCGATGTCGTCGGCGGTAAGCTGGTCGGGGGAAAGATCCCCGAAGGAAAGCACGAAGCGCCGGAGGCATGTCTTGGCCTGCTTGA